GACTTGCAATCGTTTATATGAAAAAGGATACTTATATGACGCGAATGAACCAGAATTAAATGGATGGATAAAGTTTCTAAAAGATATAACCGATATTGAAGTATTAGCACCTGATGTTAAGGTATTTAATATGAGTTTTGATTTCTATAGAAATTCATTTAAAAATGATTATAAAAAATTAGCAATGCTAGAAATATTTGAAAATCGTTTCAAAAAGGAATTGATAAGAAAGGTTTGATATGGATTAAATATACTGAATATATACTGAATATATATATAATATTAATAATTATAGTGTTAATTTGTAATAGTTATTATGAGTTATTAGATGAGTATCTAGCAATTAGTTTTTTACAATCTTCTATTTCTTTTTTAATTTCTTCTAGAGGACTATCACATATTACTTCTTTCTTGGAACCTATTCGCTTTAGTATATTCAAATTCAATACACACTTTTCTAATTGTTTTTTATTGCAATTAACATTTTCTTGATGTGCTAATTCAATATCAGGATTGCCAGTTTTATAAGTTGCTAGACGTTTATTTAGATTAGTTGTGTAGCCTATTTTATAACATTGTTTTTCTTTACCATCTTGAATTGTTTTTACTTTAAGAATATAAATAAATCCTTTCCCAGATAGATTATTGTATTGTTTTTTAGTTGAATTATGAATACTTTGTTCTTTGCTTAGTAATTTAAGTTTCTGTGTTGTTTTTTTTAATTTTATTTTTATACTTTCTAATTTTTGCCTATCTTTTTGAGTAAATTTAAATTCTCCTTTATCTCTTAATTCAGGTATTATATCAGAAAATAATTCATCTCTAAATTGTTTTGCCATTGGTTTATTAGATTTATCTAATAATTTATAAATACCACCTTCATCAATCATTACTGTTTGTGGATGTTTTTTCAAATACTGAGTATTATTTGATAATTCATTATACATTTTACCATAAGACATTAAATGCTTATTTTCAACATCTAATCGTTTTATTTCTTTTTTAATATCTTTATAATCTAATGCTTTGAAAACATCACGTAATGAAAACCATAATTTATTATTTTTATCATAGATAATAACTATTTCTGTATTATTTAATTTAATTAAATTTTCAAAAGTTTTAATTATAATATTTGTAAAATTACTCATTTTATATTTATTATTATTATTAGATATTTTTTATAAAGGGGGGCTAAATATGCCCCCCATATTTTTTTCAAAATCTAAAATAATAATATAAAAACATAAAGATATAATCTAAACAATTGACAAAAGAATGGAAAGTGAGGGAATATATCTTTTACGAGAACGTGAATTTGCACGACTAAATGAAAATATTTATAAAATAGGTAGGTCAATAAATATAAAAACACGGATGAATAGTTATCCTAAAGGTTCTGATATTGAGTTAATGATGGGATGTAATGATTCTATAAAATGTGAAAAACAATTATTGGAAATATTTAGAAATACATTTATTCAACGCAAGGAATATGGAAGTGAATATTTTGAAGGTGATAAACAAGAAATGATTTTGATTATTACTAATGTGTTAAATAAATTTAATGGCAATGATATTAATAGTGGTATTAGCAATAGTATTACAAACGGTATTAGCAATAATAATATAGTTTATAATAAAAATATATTGTCTAAGGAAACAGAAAAACATTTGGCATCAATCAAAGCCAAAGAGAATGAGATTGACAAAGTGATGCAAGATGCAATAAAAACTAATCTGGAAGCAACTCAACATTTGACATCAATCAAAGCCAAAGAGAATGAGATTGAAAAGGCTACACAAGATACAATAAAAACTAAACTAGAATTATTAAAATCAAAACAATCTGCTGATAAAACTAATCTAGAAGCAATACAACATTTAGCATCAATAAAAACAAAAGAGAATGAGATTGAAAAGGCTAAACAATATACAATAAAAACTAATCTAGAAGCAACACAACATTTAGCATCAATAAAAACAAAAGAGAATGCGATTGAAAAGGCTAAACAATATACAATAAAAACTAATTTGGAATTATTAAAATTAAAACAATCTGCCGATAAAACTAATTTAGAAGCAACACAACATTTAGCAATTATTAAAGCCAAAGAAAATGAGATTAATAAAACTAATCTAGAAGCAACACAACATTTAGCATCAATCAAAGCGAAAGAGAATGATATTAAAAAGGCAAAACAATATGCAACACAACATTTAGCAATTATTAAAACCAACGAGAATGAGATTGAAAAGGCTAAACAATATGCAATAAACACTAATCTAGAAGCAATACAACATTTAGCATTAATAAAAACAAAAGAGAATGAGATTGAAAAGAAGGCTAAGCAAGATGCAAATACACAATTAAATTTAAATTTAAATATTAATATTAATAAACTTTTTACACAAGAAGATAATAAAAATATTGTAAAACAAGAACAACAATTAAACACTTTTAATTATAATTCCATACACTTGAAAGATGAAAATAAAATTCCCAATACAATTACTAATTCTAAGCCTAATAATTTAACTACGCATACAAATATTCAAGTTATGACACTATATACAAACGATATGGATATTATTGAAATAAATAAAAAACTATTCTGGATAGATAAAAATAATAATATTTATAATATAACTGACAATAATGGATTAGGTGCAAATGTAGGTAGATATGATAAAACATTGAAAAAAATTGTATTTATCTAGAACAAAAACAGATACAAATACATATAAAAAGGAAAAACAAACAAAAAACAAAAGGAATATAAATATAAATTTTTTTATTACCATCAAACTGGAACTAACTCAATCCACATTTCAACAGTCTTGCAATGTGCAAACCACTTGAACTCATATTTACCTTTAATACGTAATACATTCCGTCCGGAAAGAAACTTTTCACCTGTATCTGGATTGAATTTATATACATCGTTCAATTTAACAGTCTCATCAAAATTATTTTGGTCGTGTGGGTCTACTGCTTTAAGTGCAATATCTTTTATTTCAGGTGGGAAATTGTGTGCGATTTCAGTAATACATTTATTATAGGAATTAGTAGTTGATGACCTATAATGATTACTATTATTTGCGGATTTTTGAATTGTTATTTCAGTTGACTTATAGTCTCCGAACATTTTCGATAATTGACTGCCTAAATCTGCCATTTTACAAAATTAATAATAACTTTAATATATATATTATTCAATTTGAATATTACAGTTAATTACTTTTTAAATTAATTTTATTTATTATAAAATATAGTAAATATTTAAGTAATATTAATACACATTAAAATATTCACTTTATATACATTTTCTTAGTTTCTTCCATTTTTATTTTCAATAATTCTAATTCCAATTTTAATCTAGCGTTTTCTTCTTTAATAACTTTATTTTCTTTTTCTAACATTTCATATTTCGGTTTCATTTCCTCATAAGGTTGTTTAATAGTTTCCAAAATCATTTTATTTTCTTCTTTCAATGTTTTATTTTCAATGTATCTAGAATGATATTCCTGAAAACATTCTTGTAATAATTCCGTATTCTCATTATGTATGGCATCTAATATTTTTATGAAAATTACAGGCATTCGATAAGTTAATGGATTCGGTTTAACATTTATATCACTGAAATTATAGTTTTGATTATTATTGTAATATGTTTGTGTTATACTATCTTTATTTAGTGTTAAATTTGGTTCATTAGTATCTTTAATGCCATTACCATAATATAATTCAAAATTTTTATTTATAAATCTTCCATAATTTGTTATATATGTTATATTGCACAAAAATGATTCAGTAATAGTATGACCATAACTTATTATATTACACGTTCTTTTAAACGGACAATGAAATTTAATATACACCACATATTCATTTTCTGGGACAATAACTGGAACACCAAATAATCTTAAATTTTTATGGCTTGCAAAATGTGTTTGAAACTTAATAATATCCTTACTTATAATGAAAGAATCAATTTCTTGTTTTTTGAAATCAAATTTATCTATTGTTTTCAATGTATATAATTCAGGTTTCATTTGTATATATGGCACACTATCATCTATTAAAGAATGCTTAGGAATTTCATATTCCATTTCAATACCTTTGTTTATTTCATTCTGGATATCGGTTTGTAATTTTGCTTTCTGTATTTTCAAATCATTTTCTAATTTTGAAAAATATTTATCTACATTGTCTAATGTTTTACTATCTAATGAAGTAGTTAATTCTGGCAACTCCTTTTTAACAACATCTAATAAATTGTTTATTTCTGGTAATGATTCCATTATTTTACAATTGATTAGTTTAATTAATGAGTTTGAATAGTTAATTTGCTTAGTATAGCTAGAAATTAAAAATAGAACAATAATATTTCAATTTTTTAAATTTTTCATTATTATTATTCTTAAAACCGAACTTTTTAACAAAAAAAATACTTTAATACTAAAAATACACAAAAATCTAAAAAGTTTAAAAAAAACCTTAAAAAGTTCGGTTGTTCGTTTTATAGGATTTGTTTGGAATTATAATAAATAATATATAGTCCAATTTATAGTAATTAACGTCTTAAATTTCTATGTGCTATCTTTTTAATTTTATTTAAATTTTTTTTTTGCATTATAAAACATTAATATTTATCGACATATTATATGTATTTTTTATTATAGTATTATTACAATTACTACTACTATTGCCATTATTACTATTACTATTATTATTATTATTACTATTATTATTACTACTATTTATAATTTTATCTAAATTATTATAAAGGTTTTTTTTACATCTATTTAGTCTATCGTGTCTTCTTAAATTACTTCTATTTGCAAAATGCATATTACATTTATTACATATATATTCCTTTATATTTTTTAAATTGCTATTATCTTCATTACTAGTAGTTTCGTCAATATAATCCTCATTAAGTATTGGACATTGGTTTTTACGTGCTTGATGCCTTTTTAAATTAGATAGATATTTACAATCTAAATTACAACGATTGCAAATTGACGAATCAAAACAGTTAGTTAGAGTTGATTTTATTGCAGTAATTTTATTGTTTGTTTCATTATTATGTTTTTTATTTTTATAATCTATTTCATTTTGTTGTAATTTATTATTAATTTGTTCCCCATTTTGTTGTTCAATTATTACCTCATTATTTTCAAATGAAATTATTTCAGTATTAGTTTTAATATATAATTCTTGTTTTTCTTTTGGTATTATTTCAATCATAGCTTTAGTATATAATTCTTGCTTTTCTTTTGGAATATAAGTTTTAGTGCCTTTAATAATTCTTTCAATTTTCAAAGGTTCTTTAAATAATTTAATTTGATTGCTATTATTGTTATTTTTTATATAATTAATAATTATTTCTTTCATTATATTTAAATCACCCATAAAATATTCCAACCCATAATAGCGTTCTTGTATAAATTTTTCATTAAATATTTTAATTAATTCTGTTTCGTGTTTAGTAATATCAAAAGATTCTATTACTAAAAAAACTACAGAACCATTAGGATAGTGATTTAATCTAGAATAAATTATTTCACTTTTACCTATTTTATAAATATTTTTTCCTGACTCAATAAATCTATCTTCTTGTAACAAATAAATACCACTCTTAATAAGTTCAACCATTATTAATAATGCTAAATATTATATATTATTTAATTGCATTATATTAATAAATTTTGTTTTAAATTAAAAAATTGATAAATAATATTTTAAAAGTTTAAATAAAAATAGAATAAATATTTAATAAGTTGCTAGATGAAATGATAGATGTTGAAACAAATATATCAGAACAAAACCTCATAGTAAATAAACAGGAAAAAGTTTATAAAACTAAAGATTATGTAAGGCGTGCAAATAATAAATATAGAAAAAAAAAATATGCTGAAGACCCAGAATTTAGGGAAAAACAATTAGAAAGTTGCAGACAGAGCCAACATAAATATAAAGAAAAATATAAAGAACATAAGAAACAATATATGCGTGAATACCGAGCAAAGAAAAAAGCAGAAAAACAATTAATAGTTGATAAATCCAATAATATAATAAATAAAATAAATGAACAAATAAATACACTAATTATAAATTAAAAATCCAATAACAAAACGAGGGGAGAGGGGACAGGTATCTCCAAACTTTTTGAACCATAAACCCTGTTTTTTTTTAAATACCTTTGTATATTTTTGTATTTTTTTGGTGAAAATAAATAATAAACTACTGGTATATTTTATAAAAATTGATAAATAATATTTTAAAAATTTAAATAAAAATAGAATAATTATTTAGTAAGTTGCTAGATGGAATGACAGATGTTGAAAATAATATATCAGAGCAAAAAGAAGTAGTAAATAAACAAGAAAAAATTTATAAAACTAAAGATTATGTAAGACGTGCAATTAATAATTATAAAAAGAAAAGATATGCTGGAGATGTAGAATTTAGAGAAAAACAAAAACAAATTGTTGTTTCTTCCCAAAAAAAAATCCAGAAAAATATAGAGAATATAGTAGAATATATATGCGTGAATATCGAGCAAAGAAAAAAGCAGAAAAGCAATCACAATCCGAAACTACAATAAAAATTGA